ATGGTATTTGTGAACCTAAATACGCATGAAAGGGTGGCTCTTCCCGTTCCCTGCCGTGACCGTTTTTGTGAAAAGTGCTGTCGAAATCGTGCTAGAAGGGGTCGGATACTGCTGAAAGCATTGATCCAGGAGCGAGAGCTTGAAGAAAGGAAACATTCTCTCAAGTTTATAACCCTTACCGTGAAAAATTTTCCCCAAGAGAAACTACAATGGGGCTTGGATGCTTTCTTCAAATGGTTTTCTCGTTTGCGGGAAAGAAAAATCTGGAAAGAGAATGTGGAGGGGTATTTCTATGCTTTTGAAGTAAGTGTTGCTCGTGATGGGTCGTATCACTTGCACTTACATATACTGGCGGAGGGTAGTTTTATTTTACAAAGGGAACTTGCGGAGGCGTGGAAAAGAATAGTAAGTAAAGAATGGCAAGGGTATATAGTAGATATCCGTGAGGTTAAGAATCTCCGTAAAGCATATAAAGAGATATCTAAATATGTATTTAAACCTTCTACTCTCCAAATCGAACAAAAGTATAATCTTTCAAGGCTCTTACGACATCGGCGTTTACAAGGGTTTGGTGGGTCATGGGGGGAAATAATGAAAGGAATAGATTATAGAGATTTGATAGATTCAGATCCTCTTATAACGCATATTTTGAAACATTGGGTCTTTGAGGGTTTTCTGGGACAAAGTGAGCTCGAAAACTGGGAGGGCTGGAGATATGATGATCAAAAAGATCTCTGGTGGTATATACCAGGCGGAGGAGGCTAAAAAGATGTGGTGTGTTTGGTGCGGGAAATATGTTGAGATAAAAGATGTGGATGATCATAAGTGTGAGGGGCTGGATGACTATGTGTGGGAAATGCTAGATGAGTTTCAGCAAGGAATAGATCATTGGCTTTCAGAGGACGAGATAAAGAAATGCCTGCACAATTCACACTGAATTTTGTAACGATAACTGGCGATCCTGCCTTCGACTTCTTTTTTAGTCTTGTGTTTGTCTTTGGCGTGCTGGGTTTTTCTGTGTCATTGCTAATACGTTTGTTTTTACGGAGCTAACATGGACTATCAGCAATTCGAGTTTCTAATGGGGTTGGCGGGGATTCTAGCCGCATGTCTCATTTGGTTCGGGATCAACTCTTCCTTGTGCTTTGCTGCTCTCATCTTCTATTTTCTTTATGCCCGCTTTGCCTATTGTCAGACTCCACAGCCTCTGTCCGGTCCTTTTCCTCCAACCTCTTTGGACATCGATCTTGGTCCCGTCTACGTGTTTGTTCTTGGGCTAGTGACTTCTTTAGCTTCAATTTGGGGCTGTAAGAAGGTCATAGAACTATTTAGAAAAAGTTAGGAATAGGAAAACGAAGGGATGAATACGAAGAATTACCAGAAAGAAGGGGGTGAAACAAATGAGAAAGCGACTCTGGGTAGCCGTATTTGCCTTGGTAACTGCTGCGGCTCCTGCCTTTGCCACTTCTCCGCTAGATCTCTCGACAGTCACAATCGACACTACATATTACTTTGCTGCAGTGTTGATCATCGTGACTACTCTGGCGGTTCTGTGGCCTGTCAGGAAAACAATCAAGCTTTTCAATCGCTCTTAGGGCGATTCTGGGCGGGCGTGATGATACTACTGGGGGTCGTCGCGCTCGCTCCAGGCGCATATGCTACTCCTCTGTGGCTGGGGTGGTGGTGGAATGCACACGTGTATGCCGTACAAATCGATGTCCCTGCTCAAATGTCTCCTCAGCAGCAAGCTGGAAAAGGGCAACTGAAAAACTTCTACATACAACCCAATGCCGATCCAAACATGACACCGACAGCAACGGCGAATCCGGGTGGGGGTGGTGGTGGTGGGTTTAATATAACGTATGATCCGAATGCGGGTATTTGTTCACGTACAACGATACTTCAAAAAGCGTATTGTGAATCGCATTCTAGTGCGGGTTCTGCGTTTAATTGTGTTGGTACTCCCCAGGTCTTCGGGTATTCGCCTTGCGTCTGCCCTACCGATTGTGCTAATTTTTCAGGGGCTTTCCCTACATGTGATTATTGCCCTGCAGTGAGCTGTAATACAGTAAATCCTACCGATGCAGCAAATTTCCGATATCAGGCAGTCGCTACAACGCTCCAGGAGTACGATGAAATCGAAATAGATTATTTCCCTTGCGCTGCTCCTGGCGATATTCTCGAGACAAAGATAATGTGGCAAGCGAAGGCGGGCTGTACCGCAACCAAAAATATAATAATCGGCTCTTCTGCTCCCTACCCTGCTGCGACCTCTGCGCCACAGTGCTCGAATGGTAAAACGCCTTCTGACATGAATGCAGCGCCAACAATAACTGATGATTCCTCGAATGAACAGCAATTCTACGGAGGGTCGGGAAGCCCTGCAGATGGCTCAGGAAATTCAACAATGCAAGCTCCAAGCGGAAATCCTCTTCAAGCTCAACCTCAGCCTTCTTACTTCCCTTATCAAGTACTTGCGATCTGCACAGGTCCAAATTGTTATCCGACGACGGCTCAAAATCCCTGGGAACCAAAACCAACACAAGCTCCTACTCCTGCCCCTACTGGTGGTGGAGGCGGTGGAGGCGGTGGAGGTGGTGGAGGTGGCTCTACTCCTGCCCCTTCTGCTCCCTTCGGAACACCTGGTCCCTCAGGTGCTCCTGCTCCTTCTATTCCTCCTCCTACAGGCGGTGGAGGTGGTGGAGGTCCAACGGGGTCTCCTACACAAGGGCAAAATGGTGGGGGAGGTTCAGGATCACCTGCTCCTGCTCCGACGGAGTGCCCCAATGGAGATTGTTCAGGTCTGCCCATGCCGTCTGGCTTCTCGCCTGGTCCATATAGTCCGTCTGAGCTGGGGACGCCAGGTCCTCTTAAATCTGCAGTCGAGGATGCTATTTCTTCCGTTTCGAGTGTGATCTTCCCGTCTGGGCATAATCCTTTTACTGATACTCACATCACATATCAGAATGGGACTTGTGAGGTGTCTACGCCGTTGACAATTCATGGAATGACAGCGAATATAGATTTTTCTTTCTGCCCGTATGCGGATGTGCTATCAACGGTAGGGACATTCCTTACAGGAATAGTAGGCATAATTGCAATCTTAATTATATTTTTGTGAGGTCTCATGTTTGCGCTGTTCGGTACTCTTTTAGCAAGATTATTCACGCTCTCCGTGTTGGAGTGGGTAGCCTGGAGAGCACTTCTTTTGTCGTTTGGTCTCATAGTTCTTCCGTATGGGATCGAACTTGCAGTTTCAACTATGTATCGAGAACTCATAAGTGTTGTTCAATCTCATTTATCCTCCTCTACGGTGACAAATTACGTAATCAATCTTGTCTCTGTAGGTGCCTGGATAGGTTCTCAGTTAAACCTCGACTATTGTTTATCACTTATTCTTTCATCTGTTTCATTAAAATTTGTTTTGAAACTAATACCGTTTGTGCGTTTATAGGAGCTTGAACATGTCGTTTTCTTCTTTTTTCTTAGTCTTTCTTGCTGTTTCTCACTTTCTCTTTCTCTACTATTCCTCTTTCTTTCTTTTTCTTTCTATGGAGGTCCAAAACTAATGATTCAAATCCTTGAAGGCGTTCCTGGCTCAGGAAAAACCTACTATGCAGTCAACTATGCACTAAAAAACTACTCCGAATACGATACCTTCTCTCGTATCTACACACTCAAAGAAAATCATATAATTATCACAAATATAGAAGGTCTCAAAATAAATCATTTGTCTCTCGAAAAAGTCATAAGCGATAAACAAGTAGAGGGGTTCTTCTCTCAAGAAAACCTCAAATTACTCAGAACAAAATATCAGAAAGTTCTCTTCATAATAGATGAAGCGCAAGCGTTCTTTACGAAAGAAGTATGGTCTAAAATACAGTTTGTACTACAATATCATCGCCATCTGGGAATAGATTTTATAATAATAACTCAAGATGTCTCCCTTCTTCCGAAAGGTCTTGTTGCTCTGGCCGAATACATAATAAGGGCAAAACAACGCTCTCTTCGTCTGTCTTTTTTGTTTGTGTTCGATTTCTATGACCCTTCTAAGAAAGTCAAACTTTTTACTCAAACAATCAAACCTCAAATAGAAATCTTTCGTCAATACAAATCATTTCAATTCCTCGAAGGGGTAAAACATCAAAATGTCATTCGTAGGAATCTTATTTTCGCTGGGTGTGGTGTTGTTGTTCTTATACTCAGTATTGCGTGGTTTGCTATATCGTTTAAACATAAAATCCATTCCTCTGATGATCACGTCGCTCGTAATGGCTCTCCAGTCCTTCACAGTCTTGCTCATTCTTCAAAACTATCTACATCTGTTCATTCCCCTGCTCCTTCCTCTACTCCTATTCAAGAAACACAAACACAAATCTTTAAGGTTAGGGGGTACCTTAGCAGTGGAGGGTCTACAACGTATCTCCTCGAAAACGGAATGATGGTAAAAGATAATGATGGTGAGCAAATATGTAGGTTAATAGAACCGTTTTTAATTGAGTGCAAAAAAATAAATAAATCCTTTATGGAGGTGTCACATGTATCTCAAAGTCGAGATGATTCTAGCGAAACGAAATTACAGTAA